AATACGGCACAACAATGGAATTAAACAATTGTCCAAGATGACGTTGTTGGTATTGTAACTGTGATACCAGAGTTAATTGTGATCTCTCCAAAACTACCCGCATTTCTATTAGCGCTTATTGAATAGGCATGGGTTACGGTTTGTTGGTTTTCCCAGAAAACGGCATTGTCTCCATTATCTCCACCTGTTGCCCCTTGACCTGAACCAACATCAGACCAGGCGCCATTTTTATATGCTTCTACTTCATGTTCTGTGCTGTTATAACGTATATCACCATTAGTTGCGCTACCTGGCCTTTCGGCTGTAGAGCCTGACGGTAATTGGATTGATGATGTTGTATTAAATATGACCTCACCAGTGAAAGTACATCCGGCTAATAATGCAAGTCCTAAATTTGCTGTATTTAACGCGCCGATTTCATGCCATGTTGTATTGCTAGAAGCATCACGTATTTTTAATTTATTAGTATTTGTATCAGCCCATAATTGATAATTTTGAGTATTAGCAGCGGTTGGCGCAGTAGATCCGCTACTTAATGAAGCTAATGCAACTAAAGCATTATTAATATCCCCACGGGTTGCACTACCGGAACCATTGGCAATATTTAGATCATGCTGTGAAATTTTCCTGCCTCCCTTTTATTTTTAGTTTAGACAGACCGCCCATAACCTACCGCCGTCCAGGTGAAATTTCTGTCAACGGCAGCGTTACTTGAATTTTTAAAGGTCACAGTAAATTGTGATCCTGTCACTGTTCCCATGTCTATAAAATCCCCTGAACTCATATTATGTACAACAAAAGAAATGCTAGGAAGATACGCCGACGTACCGCCCCCTAATGCAGCGGTTCCTGTCCAAAAGTTATTAGTAAATGAAATTGTCTTAGCACCTGCGCCACTAGCAACAATTCCAGTGCTTTGTTCTGTTCTTTGCTCTAACGTTGCTTTATAACCTAGTTGATCAATTAATATATTTTCTGTAGTATCTGCGCTAGTTAAATCAGTTTTGAATTGAAATCCTCTCCCGCTAAATGTTCCATTCTTTAGCTCGTTCCAACTGCCCCAGGTGGGAGAACTAGAAGGATTATCGTTAGTTGTTCTTACAAATAATTTACTGTTTACATTATCTATAACGGCGCCATCCCAATCAGTCCTAGCATCAACATCTGGCCAGCTATCCATTAAATCACTTGGTCTAATTGCGCGAGTAACAAACCATCTACTTATGTCTAATGGGAATTGTGCTCCAAGATCTAAAGTATCTACGAATTGGTAAGAACCTGTACTATTTATATCTCCACCGCTAGAAGTTAATTGAAGAGCATCAAGCCCTGAATCATATTCTGTATTTGTTTTACTACCTGTAAATGGCGTTGGTGAAATTTGATCTTCTCGTTGATTTTTTACTAATAAAATATTATGTTTCTGAATAGGTGTTTGAATAATTATACTTGTTGCATTTTGACTAAACCTATTACCATCATCTGCAAATTTTAAAAGAACCTCACCCGGTAATTTAGGTATAACCGCCTCACTTGAATTACCTGGAATTGCATTAATTAAATCAACGGAATTACTCCATGTTGCGGAGCCATCAGTTAATGCATTATGCCTAACATGAATTTTCCCACCATGAACTACATCAGCCGTTGTTGACTTATCCCAAATTAATCGGCCTGAATTATCACTAATACTTTCAAAACTTAAATTAGTAACATCAGGGGGTAGAGCAGTTTTTCCGGCGGCAATGAAATTTAATTCAGCAGGTGCCGCTGATGGTTTTCTAATTGCATTGATAGCAAATACCCTAATCTGATATGTACCGGCTGTTGTATCTAATATTTCATAATCTGATCTTGTTATATTTTCAGTACTCCAATTATCATTATCTTTTTTCCATTGAATCTTATAATTAGTAAGACCGTTTGTTGGCGTCCAAGATATAATTAATTTTACTTTTGCATTATCGTTAACAACATAGAATTGTTCTGTAGCTTTTAAATCTGTTGGCGCGTCAGGTATTTCATTTAAAATTGAAACTGTTCTAGTTGTTAAGGCTGCGCCATCTTCTATATAACCAAATTTACTAGAGTTATATGTTAAGGCAGAAATTTGATAAATATTATTTTCACCTTCAACAATACTTATTATTCTCCACATAGTTGTCTGGGCCGTATCATTTGAAAGAACCCAAACTGAATTATATTGTGGCGTAGTACTAAAGGCTGAATCAACTGTAATAACAGCGCCATCAATATTAGTAACCGTTTTACTTTCTACTGATCCATCAGGCAAAACGACAGACAGAATAGGGTTATTAGAGTCATCTAAATCTGTCTGACTTGATGAATCATCTACAGTAATTGAAGTAGAACTAGCTGATACAATCCGCCCGCCTCGTCTTAACCCAGACCTTACAGGATCAGCAATCTCAATAATATCCCCAGGCGCTAAAATACAAGTTTCTAATGTTGCTTTAAAATTAACAACTTCACATTCTCTTGTTAGGGTGTATAACATCCATTTCCCTAATCTTGAAGCTTGACCGCGTGAAGTTACACCATACGCCTTTACATTTTTTTGAATAATTCCCCACTTATTTTGCATAGCAGTGTCAGACACTTCCTCCCAATCAACCGTCCTAGTTATTGAATCAAAATAAGATACATTTATTTGTGTAGCCCTTGTTTTTGAACTTGTGCCCTCATAACTAAAACCACCTTCTAAAGTGTTAGAAAGATTAAATATATAAGAAGAAGATTTAGGTGAGTCCTGGCTAATATATAGAGCCCCTGAAGAACCCCAATATGGCATTACTCGCATTGTCGAACATAAGGAATTTATTAATTTATAAGCATCAGTTTGTTTTTGTACTGAACCATTAAATGCAAATCTGGCATGGGTTCCACCTTGCCCATTATTTATTAATTCATTATTGTATGTGCTGACAGAATAAAAGCTAAATTTATCTAATTGCGCCTCAGTTATATGTGAACCAAATCCATACCTTTCATTAGTTAAAATATCATATAATATCCAACTTGGGCATGTCGTTGAAACTTTAGTACCAGAAAAAGAACCATTCCAACTACCGCTAAAACTTAAAGATCCATCAGATCTAACTGATGCGTTATTTGGTATTTTTACCTTTATCCCACGCACTCGCCACATCCGAGCCGGCACCTGGGGGAATATTTCAGAATCGAATCTTAAGGCTGTATGTGCTGTGTTTGCATAAGCAAATTGTTGATCAATTATTTCTGTGTATGTAGTCCAATTAAATGCATCAACTAATTTTGTATCTGTACTATTATCTGTCTCTCTAATTACTCGTATATCAACAGGAAAAGGACCGCTGATATTAATTCTGTAATCTCTTAAATATGTACTTGAAGACCTTCCGCTAATAGTATCATTTATTTTTGTGCCAAAACTTCCACCCGCTTTTTTTACATCTATTTTTAATCTTACGCTTGCCCCTTCAATATCTCCATTATCTTTAAACTTTTCCAATCTAGGAAAACCAACAGTCACCCTTACAGCATTTACATCTGTATTAGTAATTGATCTAGTGATTGGGGTTCCTTTCTCAACTTTTAAATTAACTTGATTCTCTGTTTCAATATCATTTATTCCTTTGATATATGTTTGATTAGATGAGCCAAACCTACAATCGAAACCAACATCTTGAAAATTGTAATCTACATTATTGGGATTGCTTGAATTAGCTGATTGCCCTAATACTTGAGTATTATTTAAGAACACATCTTTTAATGCAGCTCTATTGTAATTTGCTGAACCTTCTGTATGACCTTCATCTATAGCTGATGGAAAACCCGCTATAATCCCTTCTGATAAAACATCTACATAGGTAGCGAATTGTTTACTACCTAATCTGTCCTTCGGTAATGTTGAATCTGTTAACCTTGTTGATTCATTTATCTTTTGTATAGCCATTATGCGGTGCCCTCGACTTGAACAGTATCAATACCATTATTTACAAGAACAGAACCAACATAAACCTCATTTCCAAAAACTAAAGGGATTGGAATTCCACTCCGGCTAACATTTTGAATGCCACTAAATGAATAATTACTCTGAGGGTCTTGTGTGTCTACCGGTACGTCTGAACCTGTCGGATATTCAGGAACAGGCGAAAGCATTTGAGAAACGCCACCCAACGCCATGGACACCCCAATACCAGCTACCAAAGTTCCTACACCGATTGAGCCGGCACCCAAACCAAAAGTACCAATTGCCGCGCCTCCAAAACCACCCGTTGCAACCGTTAGACCTACTAAAGCAACGCCTGCAACGACCTTACCAATTCCACTTTTAAAAAAACCTTTTGCACCTACAGCTATAGGAACAATTGTAATTTGTGTTTCTTGTCCTATTGGGTTATTTACTTCATCATCATCAATATCAAAATTACCAATAGTAACCTTATAAAATTGATCAACCATATGTTTTTTTACACCCGGCCAATTGGCAACTAAAAAACGTCCTACTTCTGACGCTGAATTTACATCTGCCCAATAGGTCCCATTATCCCAACCTAAAAATTTTTTTAATTTTCCGTAGACTTTAATTTTTCTGAGCATGTCGGTACCTCCTTACGGTTGCATCGTGAAATAATTTGCCGTAAAAGTCACGGCTGCTAAGTTTCCCGCCTAAGTGATGGACAATATGCATATCCCCAATATAGATAGCTACATGATCAGGATCAGGACCGGTAAATTTCATTAAAATTAAATCACCTACTAATAAGTCTTCATCATCCGCCAAAGGTTTAAAACCACTTTTAGGTATCAATCTCTCAAAAATTCCATTAGTCAAAATATCCTCTGGGTTGTCAGGTCTAAACCAATTTTTCACATGTAATCCTTTGTTACCAAACCAGTTAATCACAGTGGTCCAGCAATCACTTTTACCCCACTCCCAGGGAACCCCAATTAAAGGTTGTTGATAATTAACAGGCTTAAAATCATGCCATTCTTTAGTTTTAGGATTAACAATATAAAAAGGTAAGTCTAAATAATTACAGCTAACAATATCAAGTTCACTAGGCGTAGGGGGTGCATCTACATGAGAGTGAAACAAGGCTACCGGTTCGCCGGCATCTTCGCATTTCATCCAATCATCTGGGCAAATGCAAAAACTTTCTGATCGATTTTCAGCAATATTTTTACAAGGAAAATATTTGTTTCTACCTTTAACAACGCAAACTAAACCACATACTTCATCCATTGAACTTTGTGCATGTTTTAGGGCCGAATCTTTCCAGCTTGTCTCATTCCAATTCATGCAACAAAAGTACCAACGCCAGGGAAATCAGTTCGTGTAATTAATCTCTTAGGTACTTTTGGACCAAAGGCTAAATCAAAGGCACTTGCACATTCCCATTCAACTATTTCTCTTGTTTCTGTTACTTTTCTATCTAAATAAAATACTTGTCTAGGTAGTTCAGTTGATGATGATGGTGTTCCATATGGGTTAGTCCCTGTACTCCAATTTGCAGCATCTAAATATCTTGCAAGTGTTCTAATTCTCACCAGGGTCGCACCGTTAAGATCTACACCAGGCGTAACTTTATTTGTATCTAACATTAAGCCAGTTAACAAACCAAGCATATTACTAATAATCAATCTTGGTCTGGGTAGTTTACTATTCCCCTCTTGTGAAAAACCAGTACAAGATATTGGATACCTTAAGTAGCTTTGATTGCTCCAAATAACTTCACCGTTTGCATTTGGAGAAGATCCGTTGTGAAAACGGTAAACATCTGAATTACCATGCAGCGTCGAGTCAAGAGTTAACGTAAACAACTCTATTAAAGAACTAGGATTTATTTTCTGTAACTCTGAAACTGGAATAGCCATTAAGGTTCAAAGACTTGCCTAAAAGTTGTATTAATTGTTGTACGTCCATATTGCGTCATTTCTACAGTCCAATCATCACAAACATATTTACCTGCGCTGCCCCTGGGCGGCGTCCAATCAAAAGCCTCCGCACCTTTTTTATCTAATAAAAATGTAAGAATATTATCTCTGTCTGTATCATCACGATTAGAAAAAACTAAAGACCATTCTGATGGCTCACGTTGTAAACCTACTTGTTGCCTCATTTCGTAGCCGTCACCCAATCGGACAACATTTACTAAAGGTGTGATTGTTTCCGTTGCAGGGAATGAAGGTGTATAAGAAAAAGTTGCCATAGTTTAAGCCGCTAATAATCCCCCTGGCCTTTTCTCTTGAATAATAATCCCCTTACAAGCATTAGCTATTAGTTGACCCAACATCCGGCCCTCTTCTTCTGAACCTTGTACTTGTGTCCCTTTCGCATCTACTGCCACATTAACCACGGTTGAACCTGAACCATTACTTTCAACACCTAGTTTCCCGTTGGCACCGCGACGTAGTGGGAGTACTGCCTCGGGCCCTTTTTCTCCTAAAATCCCCAGTTGACCAGATCCACCCATTGCGAACATATGGGGTGAATGAAACACACCGCCTTTTGCATATTCGTGAATTTGCCCCCCTTGATTAAATGCACCGCCTTTAGCAAAACCAAAACCTGCCATGATCGGTTTAATGATCATTGCCCTAATTGCTATACGTGCCATATCGGCAATAATTGACCTTGTTAATTCTTTAAATGACATCTTGCCATTCATGACCAGTGAAACAATTTGATCCTCTAAACCCTTAAAGGCCTTTATTGCTACGTCCGCAACTTGTGAACCTACATCACTAATAGAATCTTTGAATGATGTCATTTTTTCCTTAAAGGATTGGCCAAAAGTTTTTTCAATAGATCCGCCCATATTTTTAATTTGTGCATCTAATAATTTTGCTTCTTTTGTACCTTTTTTAAAATAAGACTCAGGTGTTTCTGCTTCACCTCCGGCTATTTTTTGTAATTGTGGCAAGTTTGTTTTAAATCTATCCTTTGCATCATCTACATAATCATCACCTAATAAGTTCCTGGCATTTGTTTCTTGTTGTGCAATAAAACGACTACCTAACGTTTTTAAATTCTTAACTCCTCCACCCATTAATTTTTTTATCCAACCCGGTGTTCTTTTATCTATTTCCTCCATTAAGGTTCTTATCCTGTTAATTATTACCGTGCCTAATTTCCCAATTTCTTGAAATAATTTAGCCACTCCAAAAACAGTAATCGCAATACCTCTAATGGAGCCCTCTATAAATTTAAAAAAACCAGACCAATCATTTTGTGAGCCAAACATATCCCTAAACACTTCCATTATTGAATTTAATGCTGGTAAAACAGCGTCAGCTAATTGTTTTCTAAATCCATCGAATCCAATCTTTAACATAGTTATTTGATCGTTAAAATATTCGGCGTTCTGTGCAAAACCTTCACTAGTTTCATAATTCCATTGGTTTAAAGCTTCACTTCCCTCATTTAACATAGGGATCATTTGGGCGCCTGATCTACCAAAAATTTCCATTGCTAAAGCCGCCTTTGTCGCGCCATCCGGCATGTTTGCGAAACGGTCCGCAATTTCACCTAATACAACTTCTGAATCTTTTAAATTTCCTTCTGAAGTTCTAACAGTTAAACCTAATGCGTTATAAGCGTCTGCATATGTCGCAACCCCCTGATCTGCTTCATACATTGATTGAGATAAACGCCTTAAACCCTTTTCAATATTTGCTTGTTCTACACCGGCAAGTTTTCCCGCGTTTACATAGGACTGTAATTCAGAGGCTGCAATACCTGTTTGTCTACTTAACTTGCCGAATGCATCAGCTTGATCTATTGCACCTTTTACAAATCGGCTCATTGTCCTTGCAGCCATAACAGCCGCAAAAGCTTTAAAGGCAGTATTAAGCGATAAAACCGATGCCCTTAAATTTTTCATTCGGCCCTGAAGGCCCTGCATTGAATTTCCTAAACGTTTTAAACCCGCTTGCCCTGTCGTTTTTAGGGCAACTAATAAACTAAATTTTGTACCACCGCCAGCCATTTATTTACGCTCCTTATTTAATAACTGAATAGCTTCAACTTCTAAAACCTGTAGATCTTCAAACACGTTTTTAAAGTTATCTATTTCTAATATATTAGCTAAGGCTAAGACGCCGGCGTAATTTAAACCGGTTACACCTCCCATTGATGTATTCCATTGGGTTTGACATTTTAGAAAAAATTCAACAGTAACCCAATTCTCCTCAAATACTTCAAAATCAGGCTCAGGCTTTTTTTCTTCTATCGGGATTCCTAACACCTCCGCGTCTTTGTCCGTTTCATCAATAGTTAAACTTTTACCACATATATACTGCGCCGCCTCAATTAGTTTTTTCTTTTAGCGCCTCCTGTTTGACTGTCTACAAATGCTTGTGAGATTGCTTGCGGTACTCCAAAAACTTCTAATAATTCTTCAAACTTCTTTTTTACGAATGGCATTTCTTCGCCTTTATCATCCAAGATACCCGCCCAACCTAAAACGACCTCACGCACAATATCAACATCATTAATCTCACCCTTTTCTGATAGCTCTACCATTTCCATGAATCTGGAAGTAGGAACCATTTTGAAAGTTACTTCAAATGAAAACTGCTTATATTTTCCATCCTCCGGTAATTTTACTTTAATAGGCCATGAATAACTGTCCTTTTGCTTTAAAATTAATGCCATAAAAAATCAATATGCTGCCATAGCATAAATGGTATCAACTCTAGTGGCAAAGTCTAGTGGTAAGTAATTTGAAATTCGTTATTGCCCGCAGATGTAGGAGTTGCAACAAATGGAAGATTTAACATTGTGATTCCGTCAGCCTCTTCATAACTGGGCTGCCCTAAGTCAGTCTGTGGAACACTCATAGTAATCTTGTTGCCGGTTCCACCGTTATGGGCCCAGGTGTTAGCTCCTGTTGAACTACCTGTTGCATCAGTAAAGAAATTGTGTGCTGACAATGCAACAGCCTCAACCGTTGCGCTGCCTGACGGCATCCTATTTGTTAATAAGACCTCTTTAGTTCCACCAACTAACTGCCTATAAACCAATTCATTATTCAGGTCTAAACTCCACGCTGAACAAGCCGCCGCATATCCAAATAATGAGAAGTTGGTTGTATTTCCATTTGTCCATGTAACGGGTGCCGCCTGATTACTGATTGTCTGAGTTGGCATTGCCGTATCAGTAATTGTATTAAAGATGCCTTGGAATTGAAAATTGATTAGAGGTATTTCATTATTTTCACAATTGAAAGAACATGTGCCCCTGGCGCCCGTGATCATATGCCTCACGCCGTCGTAGTTAACAAAGAAAGTAGCACTAGGGAAACTTGAACTAATCGGAGCATATACAACGCTTGCACCTGCGGAAACGGTTTCGCTCATACCGCAAGCTTTAAGAGCCGGGCCATATTTTGGGGCAGTTCCTAAAGCCCCACTTGCCGTCATTTCAACGGAAAAAGTCAGGTTGACGCGTGTATTAGTCAATATGGTTTCGTACTGTCCCAAATATCCGCGCACCAATTCTCTACTTACTTCATCACTAACAACAGGCTCAACATTTAGATCTCTAACTTGAATACTATTGGCCGAACCTGTGGGTGTGGGGTTGGTGCCGTAAGAACTTTCTGCCTTACATAAAAGTGTTCTTAATCGGTTGAGTTTAGGCACGACGTTTTTACTAGATCCATTATTTATATATTAGATAGCAAAATACGCCGGCATATTATTGGGTTAAATCTGCCACTAATGTCCTATACCTAATTAAATACTCAACTCCAACAACCCCCGCCGGTTGATCAGCGTCAACAGCTTCAAAGGATGTATTGCCTGGCTGTACATCTATGGCCAAACCATTCAAAGTTAGATCTGAACAAATTTTTGAATGTAGGCTTTCTACTATTGGGTCCGCTACTTTATCGGGAATATCTCCGCGAACGATTACAGAAATTCTGACAGTTAAAAAATGATCAAGAGTAGAAGGACTTGTATTTTGTTCAATTGTGTCTGATACAGGTTCAACAATTAGGGCCGGGCTCTCATCCCTTTGTAGTGGTACAACACGGCTTCTATATATTCGGGTTCCTACGTTCGTTGTATTAGCAAGTTGCGTAATAATTCTTGCGAGTATGTTTTCTCTTTTGGTCGTCATGTTTTTTGTAGGGAAATTTCACAAGTCAGACCGTCTAAACCTTTGTCATTAGATCTAACGGTATATGCAACATCTTCACCCGCTGCATTTTGTACCGTGATACTGTCGCCACCTTTTAAAGTTCCAAAGCTTGACGCGGAACAATGCAAAACATAATCAGTAAAAAGTACTTGATCACCTATCACCGTTGAGGTTGGTTCATCAAGTATCCCTTTCGCAGTAACAGACCCCGCAGTGCATGAAACACCGAAGGGTCCATTAAACATGCTTGTTAAATCGTCAGAAAATGACACTTAACTGATTAGCTGTACTTCTTAGAACCAAGACCAACGACGGCAACAGCACCGGCGCCAGTTCCTCCAGAAACAGTACTACTCACCTTGAGATACTGCTTTAACTCAGAAAGGTTAAGGTAGATTTTTTGAACACTTGCTGTATTGGCTGTTGTTGCAGTAAACGCGCCCCCTGTGACGTCTGTATAAGTGCCGCCGGATGTGTCGCATTCAGTTAATTTAATTGTGTAAACAATTCCAGAACCGCCAGCTTCGGCCAACAACATAATTGCTGCTGAACCTTCAAAGGTTTGGATGTCAACGGCTGAACCTACTGCAGTTGATGCTAAAACATCATTTGGCAAAAGGTTTAAGACTTCGGTCTTAGAACCGAGATTTTGGATGGTCATTCTTCAGATTCCTTTTTTATAGGATTTGAGGGTTTTTTACGTTTAGGAGTTGTTTTCTTTTCTACTTTCATTGAACAGACCTCTACGGCCTCTTTTGCTTTACCCATGATTACAAGGGTTTTCGCATCTTCTGGGGATGCTTCGACTACATCCCCAACTTTTACTAATTGCCCTTGTAGCCAAATTGAGCGAAGGATTTCAATCCTCATCACTTACTAAGTTCCTAAACAGAAACTCTCAGGATTTCTCACGGCTACATCACAATCTTGTAATGCAACAACGCGAACGGTTCCTGATGTTGAATTTGTGTATGGGTCAACAGTTAGATCTAAACCAGACCAGAAGCCCATTAGTAGATCACTGAAATTACCAAACCAAACATCACCGGCGGCTGATTGATTAGAAGCAATTGCCCTGTATCCATTTAGCTCGCCTTCAAGTCCACCTGTCCAAAGGAACTCACCTGAGCCGGCATCTTTCTTAGTTCCTTTTAATGAACCACGCATTGAGGCGTTAGTTATATAAGTAGGAGAACCAAGAAGAGCATTTGCAGAACCTAAATCAGATTCCATTGCAATCACTTCTAAGAAAGTAGGAACAGCACCGGCAAACGCCTCAGCACCTATACCAACTGTGTTCTTAAGTCCTAAAGGCTCATTAGCTACGCCAGAACCATAAAGGCCAGCAAGGTCGATTTTCAGAGCTATGACACGGGCTAAATCATTTCTAATGAATGCTTCAATGTCAATAGATGACTGAAGTAATAGCTTCCTTGTTACGTCGGTATAAGCACCAACTGTACGAGGTACTAAAGAAACTTGAGTCAATGTTTGATCGCTTTCCGCTGCCGCTGCGCCCTCAGCTATCCAAGTTGCATTTGCTGCCCCAGACTGTTTAGGGATCTTTACGTTACCTTCAAGGTTAGAAAGGATAGTTGCCCCGGCCCTCGCACAGGCACTCTCATTTCTTAGCAGGTCAATAAACGAGCCA